TTTCTATAGCTATGTCACGTAAGTTTTCAAGCAGTCCATCAAGATCTTTGTTCTCAAGAGTAAGTAAAGGATTGTCAAGAATACCTGTTAGGCTTACTCCTAAGAGCGCTTCTTCTTGGGTGTTGGTTTTCCAGATTCCTCTGACGTATCGGAAGTCCGTGAGAGTGGCTTGGAGAGTGCCCAAGATAGTCGCAATTCGTACTTTTCTCCTGAGAGATTCAGATGTATCTTCCGGTCTGACGACAACTTCTGAAAGGTTGCATACTTGTGACTTTCTAAGGATGATTTCAGAGCATGGATTTGTTCCGAAATCTCTGTCGCTATCCCGCCTACCATTTCTTTCAGCTTGTTTTTGGCTTGCGGCCCTACTGAATATTCCTCGTTCTCCACTTTTTGATTCATAAAGACTTCTCCATTCATCTAAAAATAATTCAAAAGAAGGCTTGCTATTATAACAAGCACTGTTATTTGCAAGGCCGCGCTGTGCCTCAGTATTATACCATGCTCCATGCTTCGCTTGTCGTAGTGCATCGTCTGATAGATCAGATAAACTAATTAAAGCTGATCGTCTTACTCCTCCGACGACGACGATTTGAGCAATCTTACAGCAAAGATCGTGGCATTCAAGGGACGTAAGCTTTCGTCCAGCCGCTCCTTTAAATAATCTAACTGTAAATTTGAAGAGGTCGATAAGAGGTTCTGGGCCGCTTGCTCTACCTCCAAAAGTTTTGAGCGAGGCACCCGCAGGTCGAACTCTAGTTGTATCCCATTCTGGTATTTGACCTGAATACAACAACGATACCAATTCCCTAAACGATTTCGCCCATCCAACTTTTGAATCCGGTACGTGTATGACTGTATCTGTTGCATGGAAATCCTCTGCAATCTCTGGAAGTTTAGAAACGTATTGTTCTTCTACGCTATAACCAACACCTGTACCGCACATAAGAATATACATCATTTCATCAAAGCAACGTGGGCTATCAATAGCAAGATAACTACAATTAAACCCTGCCATGTTGTCACGATCTAATGCTTCACCAGCGGTCATCAAAGCCCTCATAGACGGCATGACTTCAAGATCGTGGATAGCTTTAAATATTTCTACACGCTCATCATCATTGAGTTTGTCACCCCAATATTTTATGTAGCGCGTTATTGTTTCTTTCCATGTTTCTCGACGCTCTTCACTTGGAAGGTATCGTGCGTAGCGGCTTTTGTGTATGTATTCTTGATAGGCATCCAATGTTATTTCTCCATTTCATCTATGTCATTTAAGTCATTAATATTTAATTTATATTTGTTTCTTTTCTTTATAGGTTTTAACTTTTCTTCAGTTCGTTCTTCATATTTTTTTCTTTTATGGCGACTAAACTTTTCTAGGCGCTCTTGCTTTCGATCATTCATTATCACCTATGATCTCCCTCTTTGAAACATCTATCCAGCTTTCTGGAATACTATCTTCAGAAAACCATCTAAAACCTTTAGAAGAAGCCCACTCAGAATGGTTACGTCTTGTACCATCCTTACGGCGCTTTGCTTGTGGCATAGGAGCATTGGGATCTGCAAACAAAAACACTAGCTCTATATCTTCTGGCAAAGCTTTAGCAATCCACACATACTTATTATATTCTTGATGATCCCAGAAGCGACCTTTAGCTTCAAGATATATCTTCTTACCGTCTACTGTGCGGATGAAATCTGGATGATAAGTATGCTCGACAATATATTCTGCTTTTTCAGAATGGATCTTCCAATCATTGAGGATGCCTGAGTGTAGCTCATACTCCCAATTAGAATCATAGCCACGAACAGGTGCTTTATCGACAGGCCGTTTGACACGCGCCTTCCTATATCCTTTTTTTATTTTTGGTTTCAATGTAATGTTGGTATCCCTTCAAAGTGTAAATGTAATACAGTATACAACTCAAACAAGAGATCATCATCTATTGTTTCTTCGTCTGCTAACTGCTTGGCGCAGAAAAAAACTAACGCCTCTATTGTTAGTACTTTCATTTTAAGTCATTCATGCAATAGCTGTCTAGCTTTTTCTGAGGGTACTGTCGTAACTTTCTTTTTAAATTTCTTTTTATCCATCGAGGGGTGAACAAAGAATTTTTATGTGTTCCCTGTGTATAATAGTAAGCGTTGTCGGGTACATAATCTTTGTAGTTTTTTCTTAAAAGCTTGTTGGCCTCCTCTTCCGATATAACACTACTGAGCCATTCAAAAAAAATGTCAATTGTTTTTTGATTTATTTTTTTAGAAAGGCGTCGATTCATTTAATATCTCCTCAGTTCTTGGTGCAACTTCTACATGGGTCAGATACGTCGGCCCACTAGAATATTTAAAAACTCTAAGCCCTGTACCATTGTTAGCATCTTTGTAGCATTCAAATTTATAAGCACAGTAATTACAGTTACGGTGTAGTTTCATGTTGCCTTTCTTGCCTTCTGGTACAGACTCATAGCACCGTGGTGGGGGCGTAGCCAACTTCAAGGCTTTCTTTACAGTTTGTATTTGTTGGTTAATAGCAGGCTTGTCAAGCTCTTCTGGGCGATAAAGACATAGCTCCCCACTCTCTTTGTTAATAACAAGGAAGCCGCCCTCAGAGGACTTCTCAGCCTCCTCATAGCCTGCAAGCTGTGACATATATCCGAAAGGATCGTCTTCAGCTAGGCGACCATCACGGAATTTATTAAATGCAAACTTAGATGCAGTCTTTACATCAACTACTTCACCATCAATCTTACAATCAATATGGCCTTTAATACCTTTGACTGTAATTTCTTTTTGCTCATCAGTAACATCATGTCCTGCGGCACGAACAAGCATCAAAAGAATTTCTTCTAAAATGTGACCGTAAAGAAACTTTATCTGTAAAGATGGGTGAGGTGTTGTGCTTTCTGTAGGTATATTCTGCTCATACCAAAGCTGTCTGGCAGGCCGACCAATATTAGACATACGCAGAGAGAACTCTGAGTTTCTTTCTGATGGTCTAGCCCAAGCCAGAAGGGAATCTTTGATACGTGATGCGGTCATGTCCAGATCTTCATCTGATAAATTAAATGCTTTTCCTTCAAATAACTTACCAAGCTGTCCATATATATCGTCAACTAATGTGTCAAGTTTCATTTTCTATGCCTTACGAAGCGACACTTACGTGTACGTGAATTGTAGTGGAGGTACTGCACACCAAGTTTTTTTTGAAGTGGAGTCTTTGCAGAGAGCCTGCCGTCTTTATAAGACTTAACATCTATCAAAGTGACCTCACCCTCTGGGTTTAGAGCAACAATATCTACTGGCCCTGTACATCCACAGTTTTTAAATACATGATAACCATTGTCCCATAACCATGTAACGGCATAGTGTTCTGCTAAATCACCGACTCTGTTAGGCTCGTGCTGTGTTTTCATTCCAGTATTCTTCCCCCAATAAATATTGCTTTATAACTTTTTCTTGGTCACTAAGTCCGTACCTAATCCAACTCCTCATACCTTTGAATCGCCACTTATGGGTTCTGGGCGCGACAAAAAATTTATCATTAAAAGTAATCAGGCCGGTATTAAAGTTACAGTTTATTTTGAAATCTCTATCAACCTCTAAAAACCTACAGGCTTCATAAAAAATCATTAACTTCTTAGTCTGTGAGCAGGGCTGTGGCCTGTTGTCACTGGCTCTTGCCTCATAATATGAAGAAAGCTCCCTTAATTTTTCTGCAACAAGCTCTAAACTTTCCTTGTCGGCGCGATTATTAATAAGGAATGTTGCTTCTTCTAACACATAGCTTACTGTCATGGGATCTGAAATGTCTAAATCTTCAATGCGTTTCACTCCAATTATCTCCTATCTTGTATTCACCATCAAGAGGACAAAATAATTCTAGTCCGACACCTGCTTGCCTTATTGCATCAACCCCCAGTTGTCCTGTTGAATCAGCCACAGATTCTTTTACTTCTAACTGCCATTCGTCGTGTACGTTGCAGACAAAGTGGGCATCCAATGTATTGAGTCTAATTAGCTGATTAAGATTTACCATTGCCTGCTTCATGACGATAGCTCCTGCGCTTTGAAGCAGTGTGTTCAGTGCGGCGTGTTCAGAACGAACATATAGCTTGCGTCCATCAAGACCCTTCAAGAAACCTTTTGAAGCCGCTCGTCCAACCCTGTCTTTAAGATGTTTAAATGCAGGGAGATTATCGAAGAAACGCTTTCTAAGTTTCGTACCATCACGCTTATTTCCTCCGACCACACTACCAAGTTTCTCATCTCCTGCTCCGTACAAGAGTGCATAGATAAATGTTTTCGCCTGATTTCTTGATTCAAGTCCTGCAAGCTTTTGGTTAGCTGAGTGTATGTCTCCGTGGAGTATTTCATTTTTGAAGTCCTCATCCTTCATGTAGTGTGCAAGCATTCGTAACTCTAAACCACTGGCATCGATACCTACTAGCTTATACCCTTCTGGTACTGTCCAACAGGATCTACATTCTTTGCCATAGGGTGCTACTACACTAGGAACTTGTGCCATGTTAGGGCTGTTGTGTGTCATACGTCCTGTGATAGTACCATTAGGATTTACAAAGCCACGAACACGATCATCTTCATGTGTTGCCTTCAACCAAGATTTAACCTGTGCTATTCGTTTCTGTAGTAAAAGATACTCAGCAATCAGTGTAGCTTCAGGAATATTTTTAATCTTACTGAGTGTTGACTCATCAACGACAGGCTGACCTGTAGGCGTAAATCTTTTTGGCTTCCAACCAAAGTCGATAAGATACTCGCCTATTTGTTTTCGTGACCCCAAGTTGAAGGGCACTTCTTCAATGCGAATAGCTTTACGCTTAGTGGCTATGTCTTCATACTCTTCTTGCGTTAGCCTGCTTTTCTTTTGTGATCCTTCTATCTGCCCCATCTTAGAGAGAGCGCCTGTCTTTGTAAAGAAAGGAAGTAAAACAGTTTTGAGTTGCTTGGGCCTAAAAGATTTTTGAACCTCACGCTCTACTTCTTTTAAGCGGTCAGTCAATTCAGCCTCAAGTAAGGTTGCAGATTTGACATCCAGCAGGAAGCCACGTTCTCTTTGGTCTGCAATAATCTTTAGTGCCTCGTGTTCAAGAACAACAGACTGTCGGCTAAAGCCGCGAGATTCTGTTTTAAGATTGTTAAACATCTTAGCGTTAAGAACTGCATCATTCCTACAATAGTTCAACATTTCTGGAGAGTATTCTCCAAACTCTGTATGATCTATTTTCTGTAAGCCGATGCGATAACCCCAAGACTCTAGGCTATGACCACCCTCTCTTGTAGGATTAAACAGACGGGACAAAACAAGGGTATCAACAATTGCTCGCCCTTCTGTTAGATCTATATTGTGTATCTTCTTTATAGCTGGGAGATCATACCCAATAATGTTATGGCCTATCAGCTTCTCAGCAGTCGTAAGAAATGCAAGGCCGTTAACAATCTCAGTAGGCCCAAAGGTTTTGGTTTCACCAGAGTCAGGATCAACTGCGGCAATACACCAAATTTTTGTAGGCTCTAGACTGTCAGCCTCAATATCAAATACTATGCTCTTCATAACTCAAGCTCATCCTGTTCTTCTATTTCCATAGCGATCTCGCTGAGTCTACCACTGTCTTTGTCATAAAACAAATGGGTAGCCAAGCCGACATCTCCTGTATATCTAGACTTCAAGACCCTTACCTTTGTTGTGCTGGCTTCAATAGGATCTTCTGCTTGTTGGTTACGTTCAAGAGAAATCACGCAGTCAGATAGCTGGGCGATACTCTGAGAGCCACGTAGATGATTGAGTCCTGTTTCAATACCATTCTCGTGACCGCGATTACCATCAACTCTTCTGAGGTGTGACACAAGGATAAGACCTACTCCTGTCTCTTCTACCAGCGTTCTGAAGTTGTGCATAATAGCATCTATATTGCGACGTTCATCACCGTCCGTAGTCATCGACAATAACATATGTAAGTGATCAAATACTATCCACTTACATTCAAGCCCCATAGCCATAAAACGTAGTTTAGAAAATACACTATCAACATCATTCATCCCAAGGTGGGCATGAACAAATACACGGTTCTTATTTTCACCGTCGTATAAAACATTAAAGAAATTATCTAGGTCTTCTTCACTGAACTCAGCACGAATACTATCGATGTGTAGTTTGGCATTAGCTTCAATAGAAAGAATACCATCTACAGTTCGACGCCAATCTTCTTCAAGAGCTATGACGCCTACCTTATCGTTGGTGTTGGTGATGAGCCAGTGTTCAAGCTCACGAGTAACGCTAGACTTACCTAAGCCTGTGCCGCCTGTCAGCGTGATTAATTCTCCTTGCCGCAAGCCATCAAGCTTTGCATTAAGACCACTCCAAGGATAGGGGATAGACTCTTTACGCTCACGCTTCTTATAGTTCTCACGTTCTTCACTGACGTTTAGAATCCCAGACGGCGTGTAAAGTTTTGAAGCCCACCACGCAGTAACGTAAGCCTTGTGATGACCCAGCTTGAGCATTTCGTTAGGGTCTTTGAACTCAATAGGTAGTGTGAGTATCTTAGCTTTTCCGGGCTTGATAATACGCGCCACTTTCTTTGCGGCTTCTCGTCCCGGCTTATCGTTGTCGAATGAAATAACCACCGTATCAAACGATTCAAGGAACTCAAGATTTTCTTGAACATCCCTTGCCGCGCCTTGTGCTCCATTCTTAACAGATACGACGGGCCACTTACTACCAAGCAGTTCGTATGCCGCCATAGCATCACATTCACCTTCAGTGATCGTAATGTATTTGCCGCCCGACTGTGCCACTTGCTGACCAAAAAGCCCAGTTCCTTTGGGTGAGCCTGACCAAGTAAATGCTTTATTCGGATTGCGAACTTTTGTAGCGACTTCTTCATTGTTTATATATACCGGATAGTGATGCTGAATGATATTACCTTTCTCATCTTTGACTGAACGAACACCAAATTTCTTTGCAGTCTCAAGAGAAATAGATCTATCGGTGAGTGCGTGATACACGCTGTTGGTGAATGAAGTATTATCGTTTGATCTTTTAAAGCTATTAAAGTCTGCCACGTTTCCTCCCATCGCAGATTCGTAATCTTTAAAAAAGGTTCCACAACTAAAACATTTTGCAGAACCATCTGAGTTTATGGAGACAGGATCACTGCCTCCACAACTTGGACAAGGCTTGTGGTACTCCACAAATTCGCCCATGTTTATTCCTCCGTTTCATTGTCCTCAACAATTGCAGAGTCTTCTAAATACTCTTGCATTTTTTGATGTAGTGCAACAGCAGAAGCTTGAGCAATTGTTACTTCATTTCCAAAGTTATCAATACGCTCTTG